CACGTACTGAATTGTGCTTGACTTGATGATTCACACAGTTTTGTTTTTAGAAGTAAAATTATAGGTAATACAGTTCCAATTAGCAAACTTTTCCCAACTCCAGATTTTCCCATAAATGCTGCTGCAGTTGGCACACAGCGGGAAGCTTCAGCTGGTATTTTGACACTCTTATAAGTTTTAATTATAGTTTCTGCCAATTTTGTATACTGAACAGGAAACTTAGGAATAGCTGGAGCATATTTCGAAATTCTAATAGCTTTCTTATAATACTTATCTAATTTTTCCTTATTACCACTTTCCTGAATTTTATCACTCTCAAATTTACCTTCACTATTATCACTATTAAAATCTGAAACCAATTGCGTAATTTCGGCATGTGAATATTTATACCAATCAACAAAGAAACCTGTTCCTTCAAATATATAATCAATGATAACTTGGAAAAGTGCAATACACTTATCAAGCAAAGATATTTTACCATCCATGGCTTCATCATATCTAATCCTAAACGATATATTGTCAGCTCCTGTAAATTCACAAGACAAAATGGATAATGCTACTGCGGTAATTGATGGTGCTAAATCCCTAAATATCTGATTCCATTGAGGAAACCACGAAGTTATATTTCCTTTTTCCTTGCCTTGCAACGTAACTTCACTAAGTTTAAGTAATTTATACAGATATATGGTTTAGCAAATCTACCAAGTTTTGTTGTCAAATTAGCTACAGCCAGTACTGCAATAGGTCCTCCTTTACAAATATGTGCAACATTCAATACACAATCAGTTAATAATTCAGAAATTTTCATCCATTTATTCCAAAATTCAGAAACTTTGGAATTAGAGTCGCAAGCCGCTAATACAACTGACGCAGGGGAATCCCGAAGGACTCCACCAACTGCATCAGAAGTATCTTTTAATGACTGAGCGCACTCACGATTTGCTTTTATAGTATCTCCAATATTTACTACTTCCCTTACACTTTTTTTTAAATTTGATAACATCTGAAAGTTGACTGGCACTCCAGGTGGCTGCGATTGTTTATTCGCCACTCTAGGTGC